CCCTGATTGAAATTGATCTATATGCTGCGCGCTACGTTTCGTTGACGCCTAAAACGTGGCGCGCGAATGTGCGGTCTGTTAAGTTAACAGCTGCTGTATGGAATAACAGTGTCAGGTGACGTGGAAGAGACCGAAGAAGAGTTTTGCGCTGGTGCCGTGGAAGGGACTGTGATAGGCATGAGGCTGACGCGATTTGCGAACTGGAGGCGCTTTGATGGCTCCTGTCGAGCCCTCCGATCAGTCCAGGAGGCTGCCGCCCTGGCGCTGAAGTTGACCTGAATGACATTCCCGCTGACCTGGACAATCGCCGCATTGCACGACGCGTCCAGGTTGCGATCTATCAATTCCTTCAGGGTCTGAATGCTCAGCCCTGCAACGTGTTCAGCCAGCTCTATGCTGGTGATGCCCGCGAGCGCTGAAATTTCCTCAATCAAGGCAAGATCGGCACTATCCAGCCTAAAATATTCTTCCATGGTCATGGATTTACTCCCTTGCTGATCATGCCTGCACGCACCGAAGGCATGACCGCCTCGACCCGGTAAAGCCTGGTCAGGTCATGGACTGCAGCGGCCACTACAACGACGGCGAAGTCATCGCCGGCAAACTCTACAAATTCGTCCCTGGTCAAAGCGGTCACCCCATAAAATTTAGTGAATATTATGCGCGCTGTTTGGCTATGAATTCAGGCAGCTGGCCGGTCCTGCGGTACTCTTCCAGGATTGCCCGCATGGCAATTCTTGCCATGACGCTGTGCAGTTGTCCTTCCGCGTGAGCCATCTCTTTCCACTCTTTGTACTCGCTATCGACGAGTCGGACCTTGATCTGCCTTTCGTGCATCAGTTCTTCTGGTACGTATGCCATATAAGCCCCTTTGTTTTACGTTTATCAGTCTGGTGCTGCTTTCTTCTTTACGATCGGGAAGTCACTAAGCTCTTTCCCTTCTGCCTTTCCGTCCGGTAGCACGGTGACGAATATTTCTCGCCCTGCCTCTACCGCCTTTGTTATGCCCTGGTGGCTAACGCCGAGCATCTTTCCCACTCTCACCGGACCCAGCTCTGCAACCAACTGTTTTAGCGGAACACCTTGCATGGACTACTCCTTGGCCAGCCGATGTCCCATGGTAACTAACGGTTGCGGAGTCTTCAACGGTATTTCGTCAAGTCTAGTCCCTTTGCGGTCTCCCGCAACTTAAAAATTATTTCATCGAAAGTGCTTTACAGGCTCGCAACCTAGAGTTACCTTTAACCCATCGAAGCGGTCCCTCGCAGCTCCCTTGCAAGAGACCGTGCTCGAACCGCTCTTTAACATCGCTGAAGACAGACCCAGGACGAGATCCTGGGAACAGTACGCAACACGGCCTGCTTCCGCGTTCGAGAGATCGGCGCGCAAGGTTTGCCGGGAGTACGGAACATTTCACTGATGCACCTGGTTGCCCGGGTGCATTGGGAAATTAACCCGACAGGAGTATGAGCATGGCACGGTTCAACATTGACTCACACCTGAGCAACGGAAGGCGTCTCGACTGGCTTGCACTGCCTGACAAGGGCGAAACAGCTCAGCAGGTCGTGTCGAAGGTAAAGCAGGCTGCTGTCGACAAATTCGGCGCGTCAGTGTTCTTCAAGAAATGGACGCACGTAGTAGCCAGCAATGGCTACGTTACGGTGCAGATGCACGCTTGATGGAAATTTCACTGGCTGGCCTTCTAACCAGGGCCAGACGGGAAATCAACCAACGCAAGCAGGGGTACAGGAACATGAAAAATGAAACAGGTGTAGCCCTCTTGGGCGACGAAATTGAACTTGACGCACTGAGCCTTCGCGGCCTGTTCGTCACCAAGGCGATGGGCGACTCGGCTGTGTATCCGGGCACCAGGGCGTATCGCCAATCCCAGCAACGCATGCACGGCAGCAACTCGGCCCGCACCTTCCGCCATCACAGCCGCCTTTAAAGCACGAAATTAGCGGTCTCTTCCACGTCACCGAGGGTTACTTAAATGTTCAACTCCACAGCGAGAGCGGTTTTCGATGAGCGATTGAAAAAGGTCCACGCAATGCCCGCCGGCGACCTGGTTGGCAGCGAATCTGAACTGAATTACCTGGCAGGCCTGGTCTCCTACGCGCTTTTCGAGGGAAACATCGGGCACGAAGAGTCGAGCCAACTGAACGACCAATTAAACGCCGCTCGCTCCCTGCGAGTGTCACGCCTTTGCGGATCAACCGAGAGGATGCACGCATGACCACGCCAATCGTTAAATCACTGATCGACGAGCAGCTCGAAGAGATCGAGCGCGGCCTGGCCATCATTGCCCACGGCATCCCGTTCTATCAGGTGATCGGCAAGTCGCCGGACTTCAAGGTCTGCGACCTCAAGGTGCAGCTCTCGGCAACGCAGAAAGGCAACAGGATTGCCGTGAGAGCGCGGCCATGACGCAGACAGCAGAGGCAAAGCTCGTTGAGCTGGCCAAGGCCTACGCCCGGCACCGGAAAGCGTTGCGCGAGAACGCCCAGGCCATTCGCGACCTGAATCGCAAGCAGGACGAGTTCATCGACCTCAAGCCGATCCGGGCCGAGTATTTCGATCCGAAGCGCCCGGACCTTGCCATGTACGAATGCGTCGTCTGGGAAGGGTGGGCTCATGCAGTCGGGGTTTACATCGACAATCACGACATCGAGGACGGCTACGACAGCCCAATGATGGCTGCCGCCCGGCTGCTCGATGAGCGCAAAGAAATCAACGCCCAAGGCGCCCGCATCCGCAACCGCCTGCGCATCATTGGGGACCAGCTACTGAGGGCTGAGCCATGAACGCAAACCCACGCAAGACAGTACGCAAGCAACCGCGCCCTGATCTGCACGACTGCGCCAAGGGGCGGATGCACGAGCCTGTAGCACGGCGCGTCGTAACCACTATGCCGGGCGGGTACATCGCCTGAGAAGGAGTAAGTCATGCGAGCATTTTGGCTCACGTTTCAAGGTAAACCCGCTGGCTGCGTAGAGGCGCCGAGCGAGGCTGAAGCCCGCGCAATTGGCGAGGCGGATCGCGGCACGCCGGCGCTGACTTGCGACGGCATCCCGTACCCGGCGAACCCGCGCATTAACAAGCACATCGACCCGAAGTGGGGTGTCTGCCCGGCTTTCTGCTACTCGCCCGAGCGGTGCAAGGGTCGAACCTGCTGCCCTCAAAACTACTCCTGCACCGAGTAACCAGGCCGCCCAACCCAGGAGGCAACCATGTCAACAAGCTACGCAGACAGCGCCCAGGCCCGGGAATGGGATCGACGGTATGACGCATGGGGCAGACCCAAGCAGGCTTCGGCTGACTTCTTCCACGACTACGAGGCGAGCGCCGCCCGGAGCGCTGAGCGGGAAGCGATCCGACTGGCCGAACGCAAGGCCGCCCAGGTGCGGATCAATGCGGCCGTTGAGCAGATCGGCGACTTCTTCGGACTAAATGACAACATTTCTCAAAGTCCCTTGCACGGGACCATCGACGTACAAGGGGTGAACATGAACGCAACGACTGAACTGGCCACCGTGCCACCAAAGGAAACCGCGCTGGCCGTGTACAGCGCGCCGAACGGCCTGGAGCCGTGGCTGCAAAAGATCCGCGACGAGGTTCTGGCATTAGTTCCAGACACCAGCACCGCAAAGGGTCGCGCCGCCATCGCCTCTATTGCCTATAAGGTCGCGAAGTCGAAAGTGGCCCTGGACGACGCCGGCAAAAAGCTGGTGGCCGAGCTGAAGGAAGTCCCGAAGCTGATCGACGCAGAGCGCAAGAGGATGCGCGAGACGCTGGAGGCTCTTCAGGATCAGGTCCGTCGCCCACTGAATGAGTGGGAGGAAAAAGAGGCGGCCCGGGTCGCTGCGCACAAGGCCGTGATCGCGCACATCGAAAACACCGACACCGCCGGCATGAGCGCTGCGCTGATCGGTGCCAAGGTCCAGGATCTGGACAGCCTGGAGATCAACCAGGAGCTGGAAGAGTTCGAGGCCGACGCACACCGGGCAAAGGCTGCCTCTCTGGCGATCCTGCGCAAGACCCTGGCAGACCAGGAGCAGTACGAGGCGGAACAGGCCGAACTGGTCAGACTGCGAGCCGAGGCTGACGCCCGCGAGCAGAAAGAGCGCGAGCAACGAATCGCCCACGAAGCCGCCGAGAAGGCCCGCATCGAGGCGGAACAGAAGGCGCAGCGCGAGCGGGACGAAGCAGCCAAGCGCGAGAACGACCTGAAGCTGGCCGCGGCCGAGTCTGAACGCAAGGCCGAGCAGGCAAAGCGCGACAAGGAAGAAGCCGACCAGCGCGCCGAGCGTGAGCGCAAAGAGGCGGCAGCCCGGCAAGAGCAAGCAGTCGAGCAGGCGCGACTGGATGAGCAGAAGCGCGCAGACGATGCCGCCGCCGAGATCATCCGCCAGCAGGACGCCCGCGCAGCCGATACGGCGCACCGCGGCAAGGTCAACCGGGCAGCGCTGGAAGCCTTCACCGCTAACGGCATGACCGAAGCCTGCGCCAAGCAAGCCATCACTCTGATTGTGCTGGGCAAGATCCCGGCCATCACCCTCACTTACTGAGGTCGCCATGAACACACCACGACTGACCGCCCAGCTCGACTGGATGACGGTAGGCGCGTTCGACCCTGAGAAGTACCAGGGCGAACAGCGCAAAGAATATGAAGACGAGGCGCTGCGTATCCAGCGCCAGTGGGATAACCAGCCAATCTGAGGTGCCGACATGGCAACTGTAACCCTGATCCTCGGCAAGTCCGGCAGCGGTAAGAGCGCGTCAATGCGCAACTTCAAGCCCGCCGACGTGGCCCTGATCCAAGTCATCAAAAAGCCCCTCCCGTTTCGAGACTCCAAGGTCTGGAAGCCCTACGTCACGGACGACTGGAACAAGGTCATCGGCGCCACCCGGCAGACGAAGCGGAAGGTGATCGTGATCGATGACTTCCAATACATCTTGGCCAACGAGTTCATGCGCCGGAGCGAGGAAAAGGGCTTCGACAAGTTCACCGAGATCGGTCGGCATACCTGGAACATCTTCGAGGCGATGCTTCATCTGCCCGACGACGTTCGCGTCTACATCCTAAGCCACACCGAGGAAACAGACGCCGGCCAGATCAAGATGAAAACCATCGGCAAGATGCTGGACGAGAAAATCACGCTGGAAGGCATGGTGACCATCGTTCTGCGCTCGCTTGTCATGGACGGCCAGCACTTCTTCAGCACCCGCAACAACGGATCGGACACGACCAAGGCCCCAATGGGCATGTTCGAAGATCCCATGGTCGAGAACGACCTGGCAGCGGTTGACGCTGCGATCTGCGATTACTACGACATCAAACCTACCGAAATCACCCAGGCCGCATAGGAGCCTTCCACATGTTCAATCTTGACGCTAACGCAGCACGTTCCGCCGACAACAAGTCCGCCTTCATTGACGAGGCCGGCAAGTACATCGGCGACTTCACCCGGGCCGAGTACATGGAGAAGAAGGAGACCGGCTCTACCGGGATCGGCTTCACCTACAAGACCCGCGACGGCGCAGAAGGCAACTTCTACGTGAACCTGACCTACCAGCACGGCACCCGAAATGACGGCGGTTACGCGATCGTAAACGCGATCATGGCCTGCTTGAAGCTGCGCGCAGTCGGCGCACCTCAGCCGATCAAGTTTGAAAAGTGGGACAACGACCTGAAGCAGCGCGTTGAAGTGACCGCGCCGGGCTTCCCGGAGCTGATGGGCAAGACGATCGGCCTGCTGCTCCAGATGGAAATCGAGAAGACCAGCACCACCGGCATGGAACGCCCGATCATCTACGCGCCATTCAGCGCCGAGTCGGAAAAGACCGCTTCAGAGATCCTTGATCCGAAGTGCATGGCACCGGTGAAGCTGGCCAAGATGGTTCAGCAGCTCATGAAGAAACCGGTTCGCGACAACCGACCGAAGCACCTGCAGGGCCAGCCGAGCAATGACGGCTACGGCCACAACCAGGACGAACCGCACTACGAATTCGACGACATCCCGTTCGATTGATCGTCACGCCGCATGAGCAATAACCCGCCGGGCCATCGCCTGGCGGACTAAAAACCAAGTGAAATCAGGGGTAACCAATGAACGCAATTATTTTCGATTCCGAGACTACAGGCCTGAAAGACCCGCAGATGGTCGAAGGCGCCTATCTCAAACTCGCCGACATCCAGACCTTGGAAGTCGTCGAAGAATTCCTGCAGCGCTACAAGCCGTCGAAGCCGATCGAACTGGGCGCGCTGGCCACCAGCCACATCTACGACGAAGAGTTGGTCGACTGCCCGCCGCACACCGACTTCGCTCTGCCTGAAGGCACCACCTACATCATCGGCCACAACGTCGACTATGACTGGGGCGTGATCGGCCAGCCGGACGTGAAGCGGATCTGCACCCAGGCGCTGAGCCGTGCGCTCTGGCCGGATGCGGACTCGCACAGCCAGTCGGCGATGATCTACCTGCACTACCGGGAGCACGCACGCGGACTCTTGCAGAACGCTCACGCCGCGCTCGACGACGTACTCAACTGCCGCCGGCTCCTGGTCAAGATCCTGGAAGAACTGGTCACCCGCAACGGCGCACCGGTTTTCAGCTTCGAAGACCTCTGGATGATCTCCGAAGAGGCGCGCATTCCGACCGTGATCCGATTCGGCAAGCACGCCGGATCGAAAATCGCCGACATCCCGGCCGACTACAAGCGTTGGCTGCTCGGTCAGGCCGACGTTGATCCGTACCTGCGCAAGGCGCTGATGACCAAATAACCGACCAGTAACCGACCAAAGGGCGCCAGATGAGCGCCCTTTCTTTTGGGTGCCAAATGAACCAATACAACGACCTCAAATCCCTCGACAGATCTTCGCTGGAAGCCGCGAAAGCCAACTTTTTTGCATCCGGCGGCAAGATCGACGTTCTGCAAACCTTCGAATTCAAACCGCTACCCCCGCGCATCGAGCCTCGGCTGACGCAGGAAGAGATCGAGCTACGACAGATGGCCGATCAGATCCGAACGCTGAGCGTGACGATGATCAAGCTGGACCTGGCCAAGCACCTTGGCATTTCGCAAGACCGCGTGACGAAGATCTGCAAGCAGTTCGGGATCAACCTCAAGTCCGGCGCCGGGCGCGCCTCGGGGAAGAAGGGCGTCTACATCATCGACCCGGAAGAGGACAAGGCTTTGGTCGAACGGCTTCGCGCGATGGCTGAGATTGGAGTGTCGAAGCGCCAGGCCGGCGCCCACCTGAAAATCGGCTGGCACAAGATGACGCGCCTGGTCGACACCTTCCAGATTCGATTCAAAGGGACGCGCAAGTAATGCGACTCCGATCAGGGGCGCGCCAGCGTGCGCGCCTTGTCCAGCACCAACTGCCAGCGAGCGGGTTATCGAATGAAAAAGCGCAAGCCGAACAACATGCGGGCCCGGGTCGAGCGTTCCTGCCGGGCGCTGCTCCGAACCAATCACACTTGCATCGTGAACATCGATCCGAGCGGCAAGCAGTCGCTGTTCAACGCGGTCAACTCCCGGCGAATTGTCAGCCATCAAATCGGTAGCGCCATCTTTGAAATATCGCACCGATGGACAATTTATATCAGCTGCATGTGCATCGACCAGGCCGGCGCAGAATACTGCAAGTCAGTAGAGGTCTCGCCAGTAGGCGTGCATCTGGCGTCCAACATATCGGACGTTATCGAGCACTTCTATATCGATCTGCGCGATTCATGCAACGCCTTGCACCTGGTCGCGAGCGGCTGGATTGCGATTCCCTACGAGACATCACTGGAAGAAAAACAGGCGGCTCAGCTGTTCGAGGCCGCCGGGGCATGGAACCAACTGAAGGCAGCATAAAATGGCGAAGACAACTCAGGAGCGGCACGCAAAGGCCGCGAAGAAACGCGAAAGGCTCGGAGAAAAAGAGCTGAGACATAAGGTCCGCCCCGGCATTCATCAGGCGATGGACCGTATCCGGACGCGATCGGGCACCGAAGAAATCAGCGAAGTCCTGCAGCTGGCCATCCTCAAGATGGACGCCATGACCGACGCCGAACTGGTCGAGTTCCTGAAGCCTCCGCGCCACACTTTCGATGTCACAGAAACGTGGCGCGAACGATTCGACAACGAGTCGCGCCGTGAGGCTGGTCATCACGGTGATGACAGTGAGTACGAAGTAATCGAGCCGAACCGCCTGCCGCACGGCCCGGACGAATGCGCCAAGGCCCAGCTCGACATCCTCAGCCAGTGACCCAGGAGTAACCCGCATGGAAACGATCTACACCCACCGCCCGACCGGGCGCACCTACTCGCTGGCTCGCACTTCTGCCGAGTTCGCGATCCTGCATCACCTGACTGGCGGGGCGAAGTTTGTACCGGTTGATACGCTGGCCGATGGCGCTGTTTGGAGTGTGAAGCCATGAAAGTGACTGACGCAGAAATCCTCAAGGCCGTATGGCTCGCTCAGGTCAAGCGCACCGCGCGAGGCGCGATCGACAACTACATCGGCGGCGGCAAGGGTCTCAAAAACGATAGCGAGCAAGACCGCCACTTCGCTCAATACCAGAGCATGATCAGCCGGGGAAATCTTGGCCTCCCACTGAGCAACGGGCAGCTCGCACGACGCCTGAAAGCCTTGATCGGCAGTCATGGCCTGAAGTGGCGGGACGGCCAGAGCAATTCCTACGAGTTCATGACCGATGCGGCAATGGATGTTTTCCGTTATGCCAGAAGCTGGTGGGCTGAGTACGGCGTTCCGTCCGGTTTCGACGAGATCAATAAGTGCATGCGGACCATTCGCCTAACCGACTACGAGAGCCTGGCCGAACAGCTTGAGCGGGAGCTCATCGAAGTTTTCGGCAGCCTGGAGGTGGCAGCATGACCGAACAACTGACCGTCCACGAATGGGAAGCCGTCCTGCGAGGCACACCAGCCGCCGACATGCGCCCGAGCGAGACAATCGCCCGGTACATCCATCGCAAGGTTGAGGCGCTGACCAGTGAGCGCGACCGGCTGAAGCGGGACTATGACGGCCTGCTTGAAGACTGCGCGGGGCTCCTATGATCCGCCGAATCAGCACCAATTACAGGGAGGCGAAGTGATGACGGAACAGCACCGCATACTGGTCGGGGATTGCATTGATATGATGCGGGCCCTGCCAGATAGATCGGTTCACACTTGCGTCACCTCGCCGCCCTACTTCGGGCTCCGCGACTACGGCGTCGACGGGCAGATCGGACTGGAAGAAACGCCGGCCGAGTTCATCGCCCGCCTGGTCGAAGTGTTCCGCGAGGTACGCCGAGTACTCCGCGACGACGGTACCGCATGGGTGAACATGGGTGATAGCTATGCCGGAAGTTGGGGAGCGCATGGTCGGGACGACATGGGTGTTGGCGTCTCAACAATCAGCCAGCGGCAGGTCATGGCATCTCAACGCAAGGCGAAAGCCACAACGCACGCTGAGTACAAGCCGAAGGATTTGATGGGTATGCCGTGGCGCCTTGCCTTTGCGCTGCAGGATGACGGGTGGTACCTGCGTCAGGACATCATCTGGAATAAGCCAAATCCAATGCCGGAGTCGACGCGCGACCGGTGCACAAAGGCTCACGAATACATCTTTTTGCTCAGCAAGTCGCGGCGGTACCACTGCGACATGGGAGCGATACGGGAGCCGGCGATCTATGGCGCAACGCCGACCGGCGTAGGCTTCGGTCATGGATTCGACAAGGTCGTAAAGCATCGAACTCAGCGTGATAGTTTTCAGCGTGATGGATCGAAGCGTGAACAACCGATTCCAGGCCAGAGCAAAGGCACTCATCGGCCAGATCGTGAGCAAAGTAGCTGGGATGTTATGACTCGAAACAAGCGCAGCGTGTGGACAGTAGCGACGCATAGTTTCAAGGGTGCCCACTTCGCCACCTTCCCGCCTGACCTTATCCGACCATGCGTTTTGGCCGGGGCTCCGCGCGGCGGTGTGGTGCTTGACCCGTTTGGCGGCGCCGGTACCACGTCGCTGGTCGCCATGCAGGAAGGCCGAAAATCAATCCTCTGCGAGCTCAATCCAGACTACGCCGCAATGGCTGAACGCCGGATTGCGGCGGCCTGGCTCGACGGCGCGGCGCAGATGGACGTTTTTCACGACGCTGCAACAGCCTAACCAACAACCAGACAATGCCGCCACGCGCGGCACAGGTCTAAACTGTCGGCCAACTAACAAATTCGTCAGGGGTGGCGTATGGCTGCGAAGCGCGGGGTGCGTGCGGCATCGAAAAGCAGTATCGAGATCAGCTTTATGGTCGACGGCAAGCAGTGCCGGGAGCGCCTGCCGCTGGAGCCTACACCGACCAACTTGAAAAGGGCACAGCAGCAGAAGGCGTCGATTGACCTGGCGATTCACCGGGGCGAGTTTGACTATGCCGAGGCGTTTCCCCGGTCGAAGCGGGCGGCGTCGGCTGTCGGCCAGTCGGGACAGGTTCCGCTGGGCCAGTACCTAGAGGAATGGCTTGAGCGCAAGGCCGGCATCCTGAAGGCGTCCACGCTGGACGGTTACCGCAAGATCGTTGCGGGCGTGCTGGTCCCGGCGCTGGGCTCTCTCCCGCTGGCATCGGTCACGCGCAAAGAGGTCAAGGCGGCTATGGCCAAGATGTCGGCGACCAACAAGCGGCTGGCCAACGTGCAAAGCTGCCTGCGCTCGGCCCTGAGTGATGCTGTAGACGACGAACTGATCGAATCGAACCCGCTGGCCGGATGGACGTATTCAGTGAAGGGCAAGCCGCGCACCGAGGACGAGATCGATCCTTTCTCGCCGGACGAGCAGCGGGCCATTCTGGCAGCGGCAACCGGGCAGTATCGGAACCTTTTGCAGTTCGCCTTCTGGACCGGCCTGCGCACGTCGGAACTGGTCGCGCTGGAGTGGGGCGACATTGACTGGCATCGCGGGGAAGTGAGGGTGTCGCGGGGGCTGACAGCAGCAGCCAGCGAGGCAGAGACGCCGAAGACAGCGGCCGGGGTGCGTAGCGTCAGGTTGCTGCCGATGTCGTTCGAGGCACTGAAGGCCCAGCGCGAACATACATATATAGAGGGGCGAGCCGTTTTCCACGACCCGAGGCACAACCGGGCATTCAACGGTGACCAGGAGCTGCGCAAGTCGCTCTGGACGCCGACCATCCGCCGGGCAGGCGTGCGCTACCGGAACCCGTACCAGACCCGGCACACGTATGCCTCGATGATGCTGAGCGCTGGCGAGCATCCGATGTGGGTGGCGAAGCAGATGGGGCACTCGAGCTGGCTCATGATTGCCCGGGTCTACGGGCGCTGGATTCCAACCGATGGCGACTCGTCGGGGGATAAGGCGGCGGCGATGTTTGGGCGATCTGAAGAAATGCCGAAATCTCTCCTTGCATGACATACAATGTATGTCTAAGATGAGTTCATGCAGGCCACAACGGCCGGCTGAACCCAAAGGAAGAAATCAGCATGAACGGCCAAGCCATGAACTCCATCACCAGCCTTATCGAAGACCAGCTGAACATCGCAGTGGCGAGCGCCCTGGAAAAAGTGCTCGACGGCAACATGCTGGAAAAGGCCGACCTGATGTATCTGACTCCGGCGCTTGATGGCTCTGGAATGCTTGAGCTGATCGTTAATGATGAGGACGGCCAAGTTTCAAGCCCGCGCTTTCAGGGCGCCAAGCTGATCATTGATCCAATGGCCCTAGTCACCGAGCTGAAAGAGTCAATCGTCGGGGAGGGCGGCGAACCTGACGACGACGTTCGCAACGAATACCGGGCAACGATTGCTAGAATGCGCGAAGCGTGTGATGCCTTGGAGTCGATGCTTGGCGCTGGCGACCAATGAAGCCGGACGCAACCCAGCACAACCCGGACCCGGTCTACCTGCGCGAAGTGCTGAAGAAAACGGGACTGACCCAGCGGGCGGTCGCCAAGACCATCGGCCTGACTGCCGCCGGCTTTCAGAACTACATCCGCAAGCCGACCGATCCGCTGTATCGACCAGCACCGTACACCGTGCAGTTCGCGCTTGAGGCGCTGGCAAATGAGGCCGGGCAGTCCGGCGACAAATAAACGAAGGGGTGAGTGATGTCCGATTTATTCATATCGCCAGATGAGGCCCGAGCCAGATTCGGCGCGCTGACAGTGACCAGCGGAGCCGTTACGACCGACATCGAGGTTGTCGTAGCTGGTGGAACGTGGAAGCCATGCTACAGCTCGCTGGATCTTGTGCTGATCGGTTATGAGTTCCATGCAGATGAGCAGCCGCAACCCACTGAATCGGGAGAAGACGAATGAGCAAGGAAGAGAGCACGCCGTACAGCTTCAAGGGCGACAACGCCAAACTGGTCGACAGCATCAAGTCGCTGCTGGCCCTCGATAGCAAGGGCGCACTTGTGCCGCACGGTGTCTGCGGGCTGGCCCGCCAGTTGCTGGAATCGGCGGTCGAGCGACTGGCAGTCGACGCGCAGCCGGTGGCGTGGATGTACAAAGAGAATGTATGGGCTACCGGGCTAAGCTCATACGTTTGGCGAGAAAAGCTCGAGCTGGAAGCTCCTGGCGCCGAGTCCGAAATCAAGGATTTAGCTCCACTCTTCACCCGATCCGATGCCGGCGAGGTCGATCGCCTGAACACAGTCGTCGAGCAGATGAAGCGCGAAGCCAAGAATGACGCTATCGCCTACAGAGCTGCAATCGAAAAGCAGGAAGAGTTGCGCCAAGACCTGGAGCTGACACGACTGGCGCGCCAGGGCGACCAGATCGAGATCGACGGGCTGAAAGCGCTTTGCGATGGCTTCCGCGCCCAGCTTGCCGACGCCGCCCAATCGCTGGAGACAATCAGCCTTCAGGCCGGGCGCGACGAATTCATGAAGGACATGACCCAGGTCAGGGGATATGCAAACAGCCGGGCCAGGGTTGCCCGGGGTGCGCTGTCCGCCATCGCTGAACAGAAGTGCGAGACCTGCCACGACCAGGGCGAAGTGTTCGTGAGCAAGGGCAAGGTCGAATACGGCATGCTGACCGAGCCAGAGCCGATCTACAAGCCATGCCCGGACTGCGCCGAGCCGGCCAACAAGGAGCGCGCGCAATGAGTGATATCAGAGCAAGATTCGAGGAAATTTGGCCGGTGCCCGAGGGCGTCTATTGGATGCCGCTATCTCGCAATGGCGGCGAGTACATGGCTGATCCAACAATCAAGGGCGACAACAACCGCATCGAGGCGCAGTTATCCGCTGAAGAATGGGATGCCCGCCTCGACACCTTCACCCGTTGCCAGGAGATGATTGGGGCTGAGCGCGACCAGCTCCAGGCAGAGATAGAACGCCTGAAAGGGCTCCAGCCATCATTCCCGCCGCGCCCGCCAGAGGGATACGGCCTGCCGCGTTTTGGTCTTCGCTGGAATGGCCCGAGCAATCCTCTGGCCGTGTCGATGGATGATGGGTATTGGACACCATGGCATCTGGCCGATCAACTCAAAGTCGACAACGAGCGGCTTGAGGCTGAGCGAGCCGAGCAATGGCGCCTGCGTCGTGATGTCGAGGCTGACCGAGACACCAAATCCGCCGTTATTGCGGAGCTGCGCGACCAGCTCAAGCCGAATCCGGCCGAACTTGAGGCAATCGGAACGCTGCGTCGAGTAGGGCAAGTGATCGTGTTCGATGCGATCGGAGATCCGCACATCAAAGACGGGATGGAGGTTTTCACGTCGCCGGCAGCTCTGAAAAAAAACGGGTGACTAGAAAGGGACTATCAGTCACGCCTAAATGCGGTTTCAGCAGCTTTTCAGCTACCACACCGCTACAGGCCACGGAATACAACGACCGACCGGGGGTTTAAATCCCCCGGATACCCTCTCAGCCGTTCTGGCTACCGAATCCCTTCATTTATATAGCTACGATCAGTCCAGCACTTTCAGCGCTGCCGTGTAGAAGGCCAGTCGCTCTGCCAGGCCATTCAATCCGCCATTGATGCGACGAGTGATGCCGTTGAAGTCCTTGGAATCAGCCAGAGCGTTCAGGTTGCGAGAATTCCAGAACCAGGCCGCCGACTTGCACGCCCACTCAGCCTGCTCCAGTAACTCAGGCGTGCGCAGCAGGCGGTCATCGCCGAACAGGGCTTTGCTGCAGGCAAGGTAGTTGTCGTGACCGGTGATCTGGATCAGGCCGCGTCCGCGATACTTCTGGCCATCACCGTCAGCCTCTGGCGTATTGCCAAGGCGCGCAGCCAGCGTTCCGGTGTCGTACTTACTCAGGTACTGGTCGCCGCCCAGCTCGCGCACGTAGCGAAACTGGCCGGACTCATGACCGACCTGGGCAATGAACGCCGCCATGCGCAGGCGCGTGTTGATCTGGTAGCGGTCCATGGCCAGGGTAAGCGCAGACGCAAAAACGCCGGCTTGTTTGCCGGCATTCGGGAGGATCTGCAGCAGTTGCTGCGAGGTGATCGGCATACTTTTCTCCAGGCATTAAAAAACCCGCACTCGGCGGGTTTCGTGTGGGTCAATCTGTGTGCTATGTCTTAGCCATATGGCGACTAAATAATATCGGTCTAAAAGCCTTTTGCTTTTTCGGGAGTATGTTATAAACGCCTCTCGACAAAGCATATACACCCAGCGCGAACAGTGAGTGCAGCATTATTTTGTAAATGCCCAATTCCATTGATTCCCTGAAACAGAAGAATGCGAAAAATATACTTGGAAATGCACAGAAGTAGAAAACTACACTCCTTCTGATGGCGAAATAATCAAGGTACACAAAAAACAGCGACATCAAAAACGAACCAATAAATATGGCAGCCCATCCACCCATGATGTACAGGGAGCCAATACCCGTTGGCGCAATGATTAGTCCTTTGCCGTAACCGAGAATTTGCTCAGTATAGAAATAAGCAATGGTATCCAGATAGATAGGCTTACCCGGCCAAAGCGCGCGCGGAATAATTGCATAGAACTGGTTAAAGAAATAATCAAAGCCGGCGTGCCTCATGGAGACATCAATGATATTGGAAAGCGATGCAACTGGAAATACAGTATCCCTTGTATAGAGTGCCAGAAGCTCAAACAGCCCAACCCCAACCGCATCGCCATACCGAACCAGGGCCAGCGATGTAATCATCAGAACACCAATCACCGCCAACACCGACAGCGCCTTTAAGCTGATCAGCCTCAGCGAATATCCGGCAATGAGCACCGGGATAATTGCGGCTATGAGGTAATTCCGGGCGCCCCCAAGAGTCAGGAACAGCAACATTCCATACGCCAGAACCAGAAAAATTGAAGCGAATAGCGTTTTCAAGCTCGGCTTTCTATAAAGCAGCAGAACAGCAACCGTCACCATCGAATAGGACAGGATTGTAAACAGCCCTGTCCCCGCATTGGATTCGAAGCGAGTCCCGTAATTGCCAACATCAAGCGTTACCCCCTTCATCATGAAGAGGGCCGCAAGGCAAGAGGCGGAAATCACAAACGCAACAAATGCGAAGAATCGCCCATTCGCGGACTTAGAAAAGCCCTGAATTGTCGCAGGCGTTAAAATCTTCCTGTTAGGAATCAGGATTCCTTTGAGCAATATCGGAATTACGCAGCAAAGGCAAAAAGCCGCCGTGATAAACCCCATGCTTTCAGGTTTTACTGGGTACTCCCACGCCAAATTCATCAGGCTATTACACATAATGTAATATGGAACCCAAAGAATCATAATCACATAAAATGACAAGACCCCAAAAAATGTAAAGCCGAGTGCGCGCTTCCATTTTCTAAAGAAAAGCACCATGCAAATTGTTGCAACTATGAAGCAAAATAAATACATGTTCCCTATCCCCGGCTAACGCATGTCGTCTATGCGTGGCGTCCATTTACCGCAATTAGATCACAAAACGCTGCGACCCAGCACCTCAACACACCCAATGGATGGCGTTGAGGTGCTTTTATTATGTAGGCGGACTACAGGGCGATGTTGTTCACGTTCACAATGTTGGTGGTTGAAGCGGGCAGTGTCAGCGTGGTGCTGACCGTCGTGTTGTTCGTATGAATCAGGCTCCCTCCCGACAATGGCCCGGTATCTACGCGTATTGACCCACCTTTATAGGTGTTGCCCAGGTCGGTGATGTGAAGTGTTGCCCCGCTGGTGACAGCCGTCAGGTGCCGATCCGTGCCGCCCGTGCGGTCAAACAGGTTATTCGCCGCGCGAAAGTCGATCAAGCCTCCCGTCTTGGCAAAGGCGAAGATTGCGGATGTGGTCTTGCCGGTCAGATCGAACTTCGAACCGCCGACGACAATCTCATGCGCGCCACTGCTGCCGGTGTAGTTGAACCCGGCTTTCACCTCGGCGGAATTCAAGAACGCCAGGTACGGCAAGGTGCAAGTGATGATGGTGGCCGCCCCGCGCAGCTCAAAGGTGCCGCCGTCAACCGTCAGCCTTGCGCCGGAGAATGTTGGCGATCCCGCAGAGCTGAAGGCGGCCTTATTCAGAAGCACCTTCCCGGTCCCGAGGATGTCGGCGGCGGCCAGGCAATAGATCAGTCCGCCGTGAAATTCCAAGTCGGACGTTACGCCGGCCGGAATGAACGGGCTTTGCACTTGATTCAGATCTGTGCCTCTGAAAACAGTCTTCTTGCCAGACAGCGCACCGTTCTGCTGCAGGGTGGTGAGATTACCGAAGCCGCAGCGCTCGTAGGTGTTGCCGTCTAGGTTCAGGTACGAGACAGAGGTAAAGCGCGAGTCCTCAAACACGCTGTCGTACACGTTCTGCCCGGTCGAGGCGATGTTCAGGTTCGACCCGTTATGCCGCTCGACCTTCATGCGGCGGTTCTTCTGGCCAAAGTCTGTCCCGCTACCGGCCATCGACATGTAGCCCCAGCAATCGCGCCAGGTAATGTCGTGCTCATACGTGCCGTGCGTGACAAACGACGCGTTGGCGGTTTTCCAGGAGCCGCATTGCTCTGCCACGCAGTTGGAACTGGCAGTGAAGTCGATGACGTGCCGTTCGTTGTCGGCGCGCAAGCCTTTCGCGAAGCAGTACAGGCTGTCCTCAAACTTGGAGAGATAGCCACCGGACACCGTTTCCTTGGGGGTATCCAGCTCCGAGTTGCCGAAGCTGCACCCGTAGCAGGCCTGCGCTTCCAGGGAAACCTTCGGTATGCCCTTGATCTTGTTTCCGAACGAGTGGCAGAAGGCCGCATAGTCAAAAACAATGCCTGACGCACCCTTCCATTTCTGATCGTCCGTCGTGGCGCCGCCGTAGGGGTACGCGGACACGTCCTCAATGTTTGCATTCTTGACCGTGATTCCGGTCACGGGGCGCAGCTTGGACACACTGACGGCGGCACCACTTGGCATGTCGAATGCCGTCCGGAAGTCAAAAGTCACGTCGTTACCGGCGACACCGACCACTCGGCAATGCCGCGAGAACAGCTTGAACTTCAGCAGGGTGGAACCGCCTGCAGCGGGATCGGTGATCTTCACGAAGGCATGGTCGCCGACTGCCAGCGCGTGACCTGGTAGCGTAAGGGTGCTCGACCCGTCAGGCAGCAGCGCGGATAGCGTAGCGGATACCGTGGACAGCACTTCCCCCTTAAAGGAAATCACCCCCCAGTTCCAGTCGTACTCCTGGCCCTGCGTGCCGTCAGTCTTGCGGTCGCCCCGCCAGAGGATCTTCTGCCCCTTGAAGTCAATCTCGCAGTTCGAGACTTCTGACGCGTAGACCACGACGAGCTGGTCGACCGGGTAAGCGGTGGCCGGTTGAAAAACCAGGCACTTGCCGGAACTGGCCCGGATCGCCGCGAGAATTACCGCGCTAACGTCCATGGTCGGTGTGCCGGATTTAACGTTAGCGATTTGCGCGGGCGTCATGTAGTCGAATATTGACACCTCCAGCACGTTCAGCTTATCTCGCACCGTCCGCGAAACGGCGCCCGTGCCGTCAGGGAGGTATCCGTTCATGTCCGCGCCGTGGATTGCCAGCTCCTGCCGAAGCGCATTATCACCAACCGAAACCAGCTTGGCCGAATCGGTCGCCCAAACGCCGGTAGTCGTCCACGGCAGAGTGCCGGCTTTCGCCTTGTACAGCTCGGAGTTGTATTGAACGAGCTGAGTCACGCGGGTCAGCGCGATGCCGTTGGTATACGGCACCGGGTTTTCATAGCCGCGATTCGCCTCGGATGCGGCGTAGTCTGCTGCACGCTGGGCCTGGGCCGCGTTGAAGTCAGCGGCTCGCTGAGCCTGGGCGGCAGCAAACGACGCCTCGATGCCGGCCCACGAGAGGCGGCTGACGCCGCGCCGATCCGGGTAGCTGAGCAGCGGCCCCAGAATCAGATAGTCCAGGCTCTGCGCGTTGTCGATCAGGTCTTTCGGGCTGGTTGAGCCGACCGGGTTGCCGGTTGCGTAAATTGTCATGCGCTAGCTCCAGGCATGCTGAGCCCGATGGGCGAATTGGTTTTTTGTGCGTCGACGGTCATGCCTCCGGCCACTCCTTGTTCATGGCTCGGTCAAAAATGCTGGAGTAGAGGACGTATTCGGGCGCGTAGAGGATCCAGTCCTTGTCGACCAAGGGCCGCCTGGCCAGTCGGAGCTTGGCCGAGTAGCGCCAGCGACTCAGATTGACCAGAGTCGGCCCTGAATAGATGTCATCGAAATTGACTTCGAAGACCTCAAGCCCGAGCGGTGTTTTCAGCGGCATTTCAAAAGGCAGGCTGCCGGAAACCAGCGTGTTCTCGAACCAGTCCTCGAAGGTCGAGCCCTCGCTACTGGTCATCTCCCAGGTCACGCTGACTTCTGTCGGCGTGCCGCTGGAGCTCAGGCGCTCTATCGTTCGGCCGTTTTGCAGCGGGGTGCTGGACAACGGGTCGAAAGGAGAAAAGCCGTAGCCGTCGCGCAGCGGCAGGGGAAGCCCTTCGGGGTATGCAATCATTGAGTGTCTTCCATGGGGCGAGGCATTTAGACGGACCCTGGCAGAGGGCGACGAAGCAGGCTCAGGGCCGCCTGGAACTTCCAGCGACTGATCCCGGTCAGTACCGGCCCCTGATAGATGCCTTTGAACTTCGCCTCATAGTCCTGAAGGCCGAGCGGCGTGATTAGCGGGCAATCGAAAGGCAGGCTTCCCGAAATCAGGACGTATTCGAACCAGCCCTCAAACAGCTGGGCTTGGCCGTCGTCCATTTCCCATGTCACCTGGACAACTGTCTGTGTATTGCGAAACCCTCGGCGCTGGATGCTGTGCCCGCCTTTAAGCCCTGTTTTGCGCATGGGGCTGGCCGTATTGAGGTCGTACCCGCTGTATTGCGGATTAGGCAGTCCTTCCGGGTACTGGATCATTTGCCGTCCTTATGGCGCCGTGGCGCTGTCGTAGGTGTAAACGCGGGCGTCATAGGGCATGCCCTTCATCGCGACGTTGCCGTTGGATGGGTCGGAGCGCGTGACGAGGACCGGGTAGGCCCACTTCGACCAAGGCCCGATCAGCAACTGAGGCAACTTCATGTTTCCGCTCATGCTGGTGTCGGGTACAAAGTCGAGATCGGCGATCTGCATGTGATACTCATCGACTTCAGTCGCTTGGAAGGGACCAGAGAGAGAGCCATCGGCACGACTGATGCCGACTTTGTAGATCTCAGGTGCTGACCAGTCGATCGGCTCTGACGACTCCAGCAGGAAGCCGCCGCTGACCGCCTGCACGCTCAAAAGCTCGGCGCTCTGGCATTGCCCAGGGGTATCGCTGGCCACTGCGGCGAAACTCAGGTAGTCCGAGTTCATGCCGGCGAGTTCTGTTTCCCAGGTGTAGGTGTCCTGACGGAACTTTTGGTGTCCGCGACGGCGCATGCCGAACTGATAGGCGCGGTTCTTGTCACCCACTCCCGGCAGCTTGACCTTCTCGACCTTGTTGCCGGCATCGCCGGGCCAGCGGCACTGGACCGTCTCCCAGGCCCAGGTGATGCTCGAGTAATACTCAACATCCACGCCGTCGATATCGTTGAGCGAGGTCAGCGGCCCGGCGATGCTGAGCTTTTTGGTCATGTTTTGCGGGCTGTAGGTCTGCGTCTTCGGGCCGTAGGTGATATCGAATATCGCCCGCGGCTCATCACGCACCAAACTGACCAGGCCGTTCTTGATGGTCAGCTCGGCAAAGCCGCAGGCCAGCGCATCGTTGAGCTGATCCTTGGCGGTGCTGCTTTCGTCGATTGTCCGGTCATAGGTTTGACCGGCCAGCCAGAAGATCGCGTGGTAGCGCTCCCATTCTGCGAGATCAATGTCCGAATCCTCATAACCGAGCGACTTCAGCACGTGCAAGCACCACGGCACTATGTGGCGAGTAGGCTCTGCAGGCAGCCAGGTACCTTCATAGAGACCCGGAAGCATTCGCGTAGCCTCGCAACTGATCTGGCTCTCAGATTGCGCAGACAGCCGATCACCGCCGCGAATTTTGACGGACATGACGGTCATGCCCGGGTAGCTGGTCGGTCGCGTCTGACGCAAGCCGCGCAAGCTTTCCCATCTCGGGCTGTCGATCCACTCGCCGCTGTTGGCGCCGCCACCCTTGGCCAGGCGCTTGATTCTGCCTTCTGCTCGCATCGGGTAGGGCAGTGCGACCCGAAAAGTGAAGCCCATCGAATCCCGCGAATGACCGGTGACGCTTTGCGTCTGAACGGTCCACGCCCCCGAGATATCCATGTCTCGATACTCGAATTGGTGCGACGAGTAGATCGTGTACTCGTCGCCTTTTCGGCCCATGCCAATCAGGCCGTCGAAGGCGATGGTGTACTCGATGTGCGTCACCTTTTCAGACTCTGGCGAGCAAGCGAAGGGGCCGCGATAACCACCCTCCAGGCTAGATGGATCAAGGCTGACCGAGCCGTTTACGGTTTCCATTGGATTGAATCCGATCCACCCGGAATCCACCGAGCCCGACGCAGTTAGCCGGTCGACGGTCATGATCGAGGTGCTGAACGCCGTGATCCGGTAGCGCAGGCCGCGCGGGCCGATGGTGGCCAGGCCGGAGCCGAGGGCCAAACCAACAACCGGTGCGCCGCCGTCGTAGTCCAGGGTCATTTGCGCCGGGACTTCGGGCGTGCCGGCGCTTGCTGCCGTGCCGGTGGTATTGGCCGGGCTGGAACCGAGGATATCGGCGCCACCGGTGGCCACCATCGTTTCGCCGCCGAAGGTGCCAAACTGCTTGATCAGTAACTTGCCGGACGAGGCACTGGCAATAAATGGCGCTGAACCCTTGGCCGTGTTGAAAGCCGATACCAGGCCAGCAAGATCGGTGGTCGCCGTCGTCAGGTTGACCGCATACGGCGTTGCGCCCAGCGTCACGGTGACCGACAACGGGGTCACGTCGAAGTCATAGCGCGCCGGAATGCTTGAGCCGAGGATTGTCGAGGCGGTGCCCGAGGTCGGCGGCACCGCTGGAGCATACGGCGTGTACGAGTTGACGACGTAGTTGCCCGCGTTCGCGCCGGCAACCTCAATCAACATGCCCGGGGTAGGCCCCAGCATTTCCAGCGGACCTTGGACGATGTCACGGCCTGCGCCGCCATCGACCACGGTGTAGGTGTAGGGCGCCAGAGCACGGATCACCAGACCGGTCTCCCAGTCTGCCGGGAAACTGCCGGCGCCGGCCGGAATGGCAATCGTATCGCCGTTGAACTGATAGGCCGAGGCCGTGGCTGACGGGGTGAGGTTGGTCGAGATGGTCAGTTCAAGCCCCGACGTACCACTGGAACTGGCGCCTACCTCTTTGGCGTTAAACCACAACATCGAGGCCGTATCCGCAGACACGTCAGCGCCGGGCGCGTAGATCGCCACCTGAGCATCAGAGCCAAGGGAAATCAGCGGGGTTTCGCCCACCTTGAGCTTGTTGAGTGGAATGTCCACCGCGCCTTCGGAGACGTACAGCAGCATTTCCACCCACTTTTCGCGTGGCGCGGCAAACCAGGTGCGCGGCTCAGCCACGTACGACGGGAACACCTTCTGATGCCCGGCGACGTTACGAATCAGTTCGCCGAGTTTGACCTTGTTGCCCTTGGCGCTGGCTTCATCGATCGGGCTGCCTTGGGCAACGCCGGTGTTGGCCGGCATCCCTGGCATCTTGGGCATGAGCATCTTGCTCGCGGCAAATGCGCCAACAATCAGCAGGGCGGTGATGGTGAACGGATCGGAGCCTTTCGGCTCGTTCCAGATCTGCACGTGATCCGCCGGTTTGAATTTGACCTTGTGCCAGAGCGTCGGGCAGATCAGCTCGCCATTGAGCTCGACGCTGACCGGCTGCACCGGGGCGCGCTGGTAGTGTTCCGTCATGCCCTTGATCCAGGCCTCGATCGTCATGCGTTCGCGCGTGGTGTAGGTGGCCAGCGGTTGGCAGCCGGCCATTTTGTTGGGGAAGAATTCAATCATCGGTAGTACACCACTCGTTGATAGCGCTGCTCGAAGTCGCGCACGGTGCGAATGCGGGGACCTCCGGGATTGGTGTCGAGCACCTTCAGTTGGCCGTCCAGGTACACGACCACGCCGACGTGATCCAGAAACTCGCCAATCAGGGCCGAGGCAATGGCGCCAGGCTCTGGCAGGCACTCTTCCAGGCCGGCACTGACCTCGCGGTAGGCCTTGGTGTTCTCGCGCACCTTGGACCGGCCGACACCGCCCAGCGATGGCAGCAGCGGCAGGCCGAACACTTCGTGCCGCACGGCGTTGACCAGGCCATAGCAGTCGAAAGCCAACGGCCCGCGCGCGCCGTCCCGGTAAGGTGCCGACAGGTAATTCGCGATGTTTTTCATATGAAGATCAGCCCCGGCGCTTTGTCCGAAGTCAGGTTGTTGCGCGGGAAAGCCGTGCCCAGCAGGTCGAACATGCCGCAGGTCAGCGTGGCTACGTCGTTGGCGTACTGCCGGTTAAGCACCGATAGCCGATAGCGCTCTGCCGGGTAGGTCAGGTTGCTTTCGAGGTAGCGGCGCTTCGTCAGAATGATGCGCGCCGATGCTGCGCGCGCCAGTTCGATTGCCTCCTGGACCTTGCCGTTGGTGTTATCCAGGGCAATGTTCAGGTTCTGGTAGCCGCTGTTGTCCCGCACGGGCAGGGCCTCTTCCACCGCCATCGCCAAAAAGACGAGCGTGCGCCCGTCCTCCGTCCCGCAGACGCGATCCTCATAGCCGGAGCAGATGAGGATCGGTGCCGCCCACGCGGAGCAGGTCGCCTCGATCGTATCGACGAACAGGTCGTTGCCGACCGAGGCGTAGGCGATGTTGATGGGGTTGCTCATTGATTGGGGCTCCGTGCAGTCCCTAGCAAGAGACCCTATGTTAACGCATTAGACACCTTGTGACTGCAAGCCGTACTTCTCTTGGTTTACTTGGTGGATTTCTTTTTCGCCGCGAATTTGGGCGACGTAGATGTCGACCACGTCCTGCTCGCTGAGCTGGCGACGATTGACCTGGCCCGCCCGACTGGCATCCTCATAAAAGTTCAAGACCATCGGCCGCTCCGGCGCCGGAACGCCATTGCTGGCCGCCGTCGACGAACTGCTACCGCTGGACGCTGAGCGACCAGCCGAGACGTTGCCTTTGCGCAGCGCCTCAACCGTGGCCACACCGCCAGCCTTGCGAATGTCGGATTGCGACCAGACGACTTCGCCTTTATGGACGTCGCCTGCGTACTCGTTCACGCCGCCGGCGCCGGTATAGCCACCATTGGAGAAGCCGATACCGGCAATCGCCGACACGTTGGCCGCGGTGGCCACGCCGACCACGCCGGCCGCGATGAAGTTGAACGGAGGGGGGAATGCCGCGAGCGCCTTCTGAATGGCCAGGTAGCCATCGATCGTGGCTTGAGCCATGGCCGCGGCCTTGCCGATTGCGGCCAGCTTGCTGTGCCCGGACTGGCTCAGCGTGGCCATGATCCCGAAGAAGCTCGACGACTGGTTGATGATCGCCTCGTTCTTCGCCTTGTCGATCTTGGCCCGATTCTCGGATGCCTGTTTTTCGATGTTGGCGACGCGCTCGGCATGGGTCTCTTCGTTGATCGCCTGGAGGTCGAGATAGGCCTTTTGCTTTTCAAGCTCGGTAGCTCTCCACTGATCCAGCCTGGCCGACGCCTCATTGAGTCGAGTGATCTCGCTGTCAGCCCCACCGATGGATGGGTCAAGCCCGGTAGCGGTCGGCGCCTTGCTTACCCCCTCAATGGTTCCAGGCTTCTGCGCGGCATTTAGGTTGATGTCACGGATCTTGATCAGCGTTTCCAGGCGCTTGGCGGCTTCGGTGTTGCCTTGTCGCTCGTACTCCGCCATTTGCGCGGCATCGTCCAGGCTGGACTTCAGCTGATTGGCCTCGCGCAGCTGACCGGTGAGGGTCAGCAGCTTGACCTGGTCGTCGTTCGCCTGCTTGATGCCCTTCTGAATCTCGGCCTCACGCTCAAGACCGGCGTTCTTCTTCAGCTGTGCAGTGATCAGATCCTGACTGGCCAGCAAGGACTTCTGGTCGGCGGTGAGCGTTTTCTTGCCCTTGATATCGGCGAGTTGCTGCTCCCACTTGATCAGCGCCTGCGCTTGGGCACCGAGCTTTTCGGTGGCGATGCCCTGGCCATTGATCGAGGCGAGTTGCTGAGTGAGCACGGCATTGGTCTGCCGGGCAGAATTCAGCAGCTTCATGCCGGCGTCTTCGGTGTAGGCCTTGGTCGCCGCCGCCTTTGGCTCCTTGAACTTGTCGCGAATGGCCTTTTCGGACGCCTCGGCGTCGGCCTGGGTGATCGTGTAGCCAGCCGCGCGCGCCGCGTTGATGCGCTGTTGATCTTCGAGCAGGGCCTTGTTCAGCTTCTGCTCGCGAGTTCCGGCGGCCTCTACGCCCTTCTGGAAGTCCTCATAAGCCTTCTGCCCTTCGCGCTGAATCCTGGCCTTTTCGGCTTCGGCGTTTCCTTGTTCGGTGAGCAGCAACTTCTGCTTTTCAAGGAGGTTGAGGCGCGTCTGCAGGAACCGGGTCGAATCGCTGTCGGCGCCGAGCGTATCGGGGAACATTCTTGCCGCGAAGCTGGTCTTGCGATCCTCGAGCAGCTGCTTGGTATTGGCGATCTGCTCGTCGAGCGACTGCTGACGACCGATGCCGAGCATGGCATCCCAGCCACTTTTTGCCGCACCAGTGATCGCATTCCAGGCGGTCTCGATGGTGCCAAGGCTCTCCTTGATGGTCTTGGTTCTTTCTGTCAGCGCCTTCGCGTAGGCATCCTGGGCAATGGCTGCTGCCTGCTCCTTCTCGCCCATTTGTTCGGCCGCACGCACCTGCTCATAAACCGACGCGGTGAGGAAGTTGTATTTGTCGTTGAGAGTGGATAGCGCCTTGACTGGACTGTCCGCGAGGGAATCAAACTCAGCGACAGTGGCCGACACCGCCTTGCCGGTGACCTGTTCGAAGCCAATGGCGGCCGTGGCGATCTGTTCGAAGCTGGAGCTGGCGATTTTGCCGTTTGCTGCCATCAAAGCCAGCGTCTCGGCCGCCTTCCCGGTCGTGCCGACGGTCGCGCTGATGGTGGTTGCCATGCCGGCCAGAGCCAGCGACGAAGTGCCGGAGGCGTTGCCGGTGGTGATGATCGCCTGCCGGAAGGCGTCCGCCTCTTGAGAGCCCTGATAGTAGGCCAGGCCCAGCGTGCCGACCGCAGCGGCTGCCACGGTGAACGGGTTGACCAGGCCGAGGACGTAGCCGCCCAGAGCCTTGGCCGCCGGCCCAGCGCCGCCAAACATGTCCTTGAGCTGACCGCCCTGCTGCAGGAACACGGTCAGCGGATTCTGCCCGCCAGCGAGGGAAGTGGCGATGTCCGTGAATTGCGCAGGCACACCGCGCAGGGCTGCCGCCGTCTGTTTGGCGGTGTTTCCGGTGCGGGTCAGCGAGTCGTCAAAGCGCGTCAGGCCAGCACGGGTAGCGTTGATCTTCGACTGGTATTCGTCATAAGTGGCAGTGTCGAGTTTTCCGGCCTTGCGGTGCCTGGCCAGGTCCTGCTCTTGCTTGTCCAGCTCGCCAAGGCGACGAGTTACGGGATCAATCGCACCCAGAAGGCGCTCAAGCTCGTCCGCTTCATCCTCGATGGACTTGGTGGCCTTCTCGGCGTCCTTGCCCATCTTTTCCATGCCGGCGCCGGCCTTGTTCAGTGCCGGCTGGATACTCAGGCCCGCATCTTCCAGCGCCTCCAGAGCCTTGCGCGTGTCCGCCGCCTTTGCTTCGGCGTCTCGGCTGTCCAGCTCAATGACGAGGCGGGATGTTTGGGCCATTGCCTTTCTCCAGGTATAAAAAAACCCGCCGAAGCGGGTCTTTGTAATGTGTTGACCTTATCGAATGCAGGTCTCTATCTCTTCAGCAACAGCGCTCAGCGAGCGCGCAACATCCTCAGACCCTCCGCCCATCATCACGTGCACGGGACTGTATCCCGCGTTGACCATGGAGCCGGTATCGAGTTGCGCCTGCTGAATGCCGGCGAACAGGTATTTCCGTTCAGGGCCGGAGTTCTTGATCGTCACGGTGTAGCGCACGGATCGCGAGACCATGGCGCTGGTGTAGCCGGTCTCGCCCTTTGCCACGACGCTGGACTCGTCAGGCGCCACGTACTGAATGGCGCCTCCGCCACCGACTTCGCGATTGGTTCCGGCCTGGTAATAGTTTCCGGTGTGCACGCCCAGGAAGGTTCGCGACGAGTCGCTGAGCGATACCGGGTCATTCCTGACGGCACCTGCTGCGCACGCAGCCATCTTCCCTGGTGCTGCCGGACCTGAGCCGCTTACCTCGAACGACTTGAGGTAATTGCCGTCAAGCCCTGGCTGGCCGTACTTGTACAGGTTTTGGGTGCCAGAGGCGCACCCGCCCAAAGCGACCAGCACCAACACAACCGCTGCAATTCTGGACATTCCGTTTCTCCCTTGCGTGATGCGGGCAATATAGCACCGCACGCGCCTGGTTCATTCCTCGTCTTCTGCCTTGAGGCATAGCGCATCGAGGGTATAGACCACCTCGTCGATCTCGCTGCGCGGCATAGCCGGCGGGTGCGCCTCCAGCCAATCCGAGATTTCCCGGGCCGACAGTGGCAGCGGGAAGGCGCCGGCCGCCGACGAGATGAACCGGCGCCCGCGGGTGATGTTGCGGAACGTGCTCAGCAGATAGTTGGTCATCGGGTCCGTTTCCGGCTCGTCCGGAACCGCCATCTTGAGGCGCTGGTAGATCAGTCGGCGCTTTTCGGTGTCTCCGCCCCACTCGCGTTCCCACTCGAAGCGGGCAACGACTTTCCCACGGTCTCGGCCAAGGCCTTATGTGCCTCCACGGCGGCTTTCGTTGCCTCGCGCTTGACGAACATGAAGAAGGCGACATTGGAGCTGAGCAGCTGATCGCCTGCCTCCTGACTGTAGGGAAGCGGGTTTCCATCCTCATCCAGCACACCAGACCAGTCCTTGAGGATGAACTGGCTGAACAGCTTGCAATGGATATTGTATTCGGTGGCTTCGCCTTCAATGACGCCCACCACGCCGACGCCGAACTGGGCGTCGGCATTAGCCTGCTTGCGTCGCTCGCGCTCAATGGCGACCTCGTAAGCCGTGTTATCAATTCGTGCCAGCAGCACCTTAGTATCGGCGTCGTAGTCGACCCACTTGGTGTCCGAGGTGTTCTGGTCTTTCTTGGTCAATCGCAAAGCCATGGTAAATCCTCACGCCACGCCAAAAAGGACCGCCCCGGCTGGCGTTGGTGCCGGGGCAGTCAAAGGGGCAAATCGGTATTACGAAACGGTGATGGTCGCGGTGCCGAGCTTCGTGCCGTCGTACTTGCTGGTCGCGGTGATGATCGCCGAGCCGGATGCCACGCCGGTGACCAGGCCAGTCAAGCTGACCGTCGCCTTGCTAGGGGATCCGCTGGTCCAGTTGACGCCTTGCGGAGCGCCGGCCGGGGCTACGGTCGCGGTCAGCTGCTGAGTGCCAGCCACGGCAATGGTCGCGGTGCCAGGTGCCACGGTGACGCTGGTCGGTGCCACGTATGGCGCGCGGGTGATGGTCGGCGCCTGCTTGGCGACGGTGTAGTTCAGCGTCAGCTCGATCAGATCCTTCTTGCCGCCGTTCGGCAGCTCGCCGTCGACTTCCACCGCCGGGAAACTGAAGGTGTACTTGTTGCCCACGCTGTCGGTGATCGGGAACTCGACCGCAATCGTTTTGCGGGTGAAGGTGTTCTTCCAGATCGACCAGGCCTTGGCAGACCAGGCCAGCGTGATGGTGCCGGTGATGGCCGCCTCCGTGGCGATCTGCGCACCCGGGCCCATCTTGTCGGTGCCGATGCAGCGCTGAGCCTGCAGGCCGTTGTCGAGGCTGATGGTCATGGCCGAGACGCAAGCCTGACCTTCCAGCGACACACCGTCGACCAGGAGCGTGCCGACGTTGCCGTTGCTCATGAACGGGGTGGTGGTCGGGGCCGCCGGCGCGAGCACGATCGGCGCGTCGCTGTCGGTGTAGTCCAGGCAGGCGGTGCCGAAGGTCACGGTGACCTTGCCGTCGCTCGGGATGTCCAGGGCGAACGTCGGGATGTGCACGCCTTTGAACAGGGCGTAGACGCCAACGTCCGTGTAGTTTTTGGCGATGCTGAAGGTTTTGCGAACGTCGCCCACGGTCAGCACGTTGCTGGTCCAGGCGCCGTAGAACGCGGCCTCCAGCAGCTTGTCGAAGCTGCCATAGGACAGTTCGGCGGTCAGGTCGCCGCCGATGTCGGTACTGGTCACGACCGAACCCTGGCCGACCCGCGAGTCGGTGATCTCGTCGCTGGTCGCCGTGTTGACGGTCGGGGTCATGGCATTGCCGGTCAGCCGTAGCGTGTCCCAGGTGCCGGAGCCGGGAGTAACGCCGGGCGTCACCTCGGGGATGATGTAACTTGTGACTTTGGCGCCGCTCGACATAGTGAGTCTCCAGATTGCGGACATGAAAAAGCCCGCGATCAGCGGGCTGTAGTTGGTGCGTTGCGCTGGATCAGCCGGCGCGGAAGCGGATATTCACGTTGACCTGATAGAAGCCCTCGAACTCGCCGGCCGGGATCTGGCTCGCCTCCATGCATTCAAGGTCGCCCGATTGCCAGTAGGCAAAGTGCGCTTCGAGCTGATCCGATAGGGCGTTGAGCGCATTGATGCCGGTGCCGACCCGGGCGAAGCATTGGATGCTGATCTGGCCGGGCTTGCGGGTGTACGGCTTGTCAGCCATGCCCGCCATGAAGGCCGTGGCGTGCTGGATGTTCAGGCGGCACCAGAGACCGGTAGCCGGCGGCGTGAATGTCGGGGTGTTCGGGTAGTCGATGCTTGACTGCGGAAGGCCGGCAAAGGCGACCATGCGCGACTTGATCAGCTTTCCAATGTCGTCATAGGTCATTATCGGTAGGCCTCTGATACGCCGAGCCAGGCCAGGTCATAGACGCCGCCCGGGGCCTGGGTCGAATGCCCGAGCTCGAGCATTTCCGCATACGGCAAATTGGTCTGTATGTAGATCACGGGGTAATTCCCTGACGACTTGATCAGCATTGAGCCCCTGGACAGGGTTTCGCTGCCTGATGGGTCGATGTTTTCCGTCACGGTGAAGTCAGGGGCGCCGATGGATACGGTGTGACTGCCGCGGAAGCGACCGCCGACATAGCCCTGCCCTGCGGCCTTGGCATCGACAAAGAAGTTCTCCTTGCGCTCACGCTGGGTCAGCTTCTTATTGCCAAGGGATGCCGCCATCGCGTCATAGGCATCAGCCTGCGCGGTGTTCTGCGCGCGTAGCTCGGTGTTGGCCTTCCACAGGTCCGGGTTACCGACCGGCGAGCGCTGAATGACCTCGGACAGCATCGCCAGAGCGATTTCCTGAACGTGCTTCGTCACATCCTCGTCAACCTGATCGGCGAAGTCGCGCAAGCTGTGACTCCATCCGGCCTTGGCGTTCATTTACGGCGCCCTCAGTTGTATCTGGTAGGTAGCTGACGCTGGGTCGACCTTCACACCCTTGACCAAGTAGCTGACGCTCTTGGCCCGGTCGGCCATGTCCGGCGCCGTGATCGTGTGACCTTCGGCTGGCCGGTCAGTGACTTCATTGGTCAGTGCGATCAGCTTCAGGTCGCCCGACAGGATGTTGATGTTGTCGATGCGCTTGGTTTCGTACTCAGCCATCACGCCGCGACCGGTGTAGGTCACAGTGACGGCCGTAGTCGTTTCCTCGACCGGGTCCCACACGCCGGGGCCTTGATAGGAGCCGGTGAAAGCCGACACGGCGTCGGCCAGCTTCCCGTCGAAGGCCTTGGCCAGCTTGGCCTGAAGCTTGTCCTGTAGGCCCATGCTCAACCCCTCACCATCGGAATGGAATTGGTGCCGGTGGTCCAGGGGTAGATCAGCGCCAGGGCGAAGTTCTCCCCAGAAGACAGCGCGACAGAGCCCTGAACGTAGGTTTCGCTGACGGACGTGCCAGAGGTAGCCGATACCGTCTCGCTGGTCGTCTCGCGCTCGGTGGCCTTGTACAGCGCACCCGTCGAGGCGATCTTTGCAACTTGGGCGCCGGCCTGCTTGATCTCGGCCGGCACTTCGGCGGGGACAGGACGCTTAATCTTGCTGGTCAGCCAGGCGTTGGCCTGCATCACAGACATAACCGGATCACCGGCACCCGCCCAGCCCGACCCCAGCAATGCGTCAACGTCTGCAACAGTGA